CTGTGCGCCTCCAGGAGGGGGTGCGGTCTGTGCGCCTCCAGGAGGGGGTGCGGTCTGTGCGGCGATCTGGGCTTGATCGGGTGCGGGTTGCTGAGTCTTCGCTTTGAGCTGATCGAACCACGATCCCGCTGGAGCTTGTCCATCGGGAGAGGGTGCGGCGGCTGGCACCAACGGGTTCTTCGGCTCCGAAGATGCGGCAGGCGTCATGGTGATCGCGGGCTCTCCGACTTGCGCCCCATTCCGGCTGACCACGGGATCCTGCACGCCCATTTGCTTGTTGCCCAGGTCCAGAGCAATAGCAGTCGTCGCGCCCTGCTTCTGTCCGAGGTAGGCGTTCATCGCCACCGGGAATTCTTCCGGACCAAGGATGCCGGAATTCGCCACGTCCCTGTAGAATCCCGCTTGGTCCAGGTCGCCGGGTTTCTTCACCACACCGGTCTGCGGATCCACGGAATGCTCTGTGGCGATGTTATCCCGGAAGATCTGGTCGAGCGTGGTTTTCTTCGCTTGCTCACGGAGCTTGGACCATTCGTCCATCCCGTCCTTGTAGTCCGGGGCCTGCGGAAAGAACTGAGCTAGTCCCATTACTTGGACTCTCCGCTTTTAAAGATATCCGAGATTCCGCCGCTGATGTTGTTGCCTGTCGCCACGGATGTGTCGTTGAAGTTCTTCCCGAGAGCGTCCCATGCGCTCTGCTCATTCGTGGCGATGTTGTTCCAGTTCTTGTTGATCCCGTCGTTGTATCCGGACTGAAGCTGCTGGTTCGCCCCGGTCGCGCTCAAGCCCTGCCCAGCGAGTCCGGCGTAGTTGCCGATTTGCTGTTGCTGGAAATCATTGTTGTTCGTGTACTGCTGCTGCTGCTGTCCGAAGTTCTGATTGTTCGTGTCGAGCATCTGCTGGTAGGCGCTGTTGTAGTTCGTCATGCCCATCTGATTGGCGTTGTTCGAGAGCGCCTTGAGCATCCCGCCACCCACACCACCGGAGGCTATGGCCTGAGCCTGGATCGACTTGTTCGCCATGTCCGTCGAGTACGCGGCGGAAGGGTTCAGATAGGCATCCACGCTATCCGGAGAGGTATTAGAAAGCGCCGGGCCGGTCGCCTGCTGCCGATCCTGGATCGAGGCAGCGAGCCCGTTCGTGCCGGTGACGCCGTTCGCGGTGTACGGGCTGTAGGCTGCGCTTGCGTCTGCCTTGCCCTGGTTGAGCACGTCCGTTCCAGCGTTGACATCGTTCTGATATCCCGCCATCCCTGTGGAGATGTCCTGGGAATTCCCGTACCCTCCGACGATGGGACCAGCAACTTTCGCGGCGGCGGCGGCAATGAGCGGCCACATGGTTTGCTCCTAAGTTTTCGCCGGTTGGGCGATGTAAAAGAATTGCGAGAACGTGGTCCCGACAGGAATAGAGATGCGGGTCGTTCCGGGTGGATAGAAGACTCCAGCCACCTCGAAGCCCAGGAGGGCGGTGTACGGAAGGTCCACGACCAGCGGTGCGACCAGCGGAGTCGAGGGAAGCCAATTGCAGTCGCAATGGATCCCGTTGAGGACGTACTTGAAGTCCTTCGAGGCCATCGAGTTCTTCGCGATGTTCGCTTGGAGCATGTCGTCCGAAATGGACTTGAAGAACCGCTGCCAGACCATCGCGAAGAATCCGGGCCTCGCCTTGTCGAAGACTTGCGTCTCATTCGGGATCGGGAACAGGTTGGCACTCATCCCCACCTCGCAGGTCGGGCGTTCACCAGGAGCGCCACAAGGATGAATGGAACGGGGTCAGTCATGACGATCCGGTATTGCCGGTTGAGTCCAGAGCCGCCAGAGGGGACCCTGGAGCGCGTCGAGGGCTGTCCCTGCCGTCCGATGGGTGCGGACACCTCATCCGACCAGGGCGGTGTCCCGAATTCGGCCCAGGATACCTGCACCGTGGGATCGACGCCGACGCCCGCCGCCGTGTTGACCGCGGTGCCGCTTCCCTGGTTGCAGATGACTTGCGCCCAGTAGTACATGATCCGCACGCCCAGGGAGAAGGCGAGGGGGGTCGTCTTGACGCACCGGATGTAGTTGACGCCCGAATCCATCGGATTGTCGTTCTGGTAGTAATTGGCGTCCAGGACATAGGTAGCCGACGTGGATGCGTCCCCGATGATGATCTGGTCGCCCGTGGACTCGCATGCGTACATCCCATCCCACCGCGCCAACAGGCCTGTGGACTGGATGAGCTTGGTCCGCTCGTGCCATGCGTTCGTGACGGTATCGTAGACCAGGGTCCGGGAGACGGTCGGGAACTGCATGACGTAGAAGGAATGTCCGTTCTGCGCGTAGCAGAAGGCAGCGCAGTCACTCCATTTGCTCATATCTTCGATGATCTGCTCAATGCCCCGCGTCGAGATCCGAACCGGAGCCATTCCGCCCGCATTGGTCCAGACTCCAAGGGTTCCCGCCGTGTCGGTGCCTAGGAAGAAAATGGAGTTCTGGTAGACAGCCAAGGAATAGGGCGCATTGCACCCCATGTTCAGGATGGCGCCCTGATACCGTGCGAATAGTTGCCCATTGTAGTTGCCGGTGTTGTAGTGGACCTCGCAGCTATTCGTACCGAGGAGCCAGATGTAGTTGTTGCAATTCGTGAGGGCATTGATGTTGTCGGCTTGACCAATCTTGGCTCCTGAATTCAATGGATTCCAGTAGCCATTTGCGACAGCGGGATCGTATGTGTAGTCCACATTCGCGAGGGAATAGACGTAGTTGAAAGTCGAGTAGAAGTATTGATTCGTGTTTGGATTGTTGACAACGAAACAGGTATCAATGAACGTGACAAAAGTTGGAGCAAGCGTTCCCGCCCCAACGCCTGGGAAATACTCATCCGTGATCTTGGTGAAGACGCTGACTGGAACGGAAGGAGGATCGCTGGTCCTTACGGCAGGGCTGAAGAGCTGGATAATGTACCCAGACTCCCCGTCCACCAGCATCAAAAGCGGACCGTTGTCCGCCATCTTCACCGGGCCCGCGAACGTGTTCAGCGCCCCAATGAAGGACCGCAGGCCGTTGACCATGATCTCGTAGACCTTGGCCCCGAAGACCATGAACTGCCGACCCGTGAGCAGGCTGCGGTAGTTCGCCCGGCAAGCGCCTTCGTTGACGGAAGGAATCGCCCCGAACCTTCGGAGCCCGGGATTCTTGACGAGGTAGTACGCGGCCTTCGAGTCCTCGGACTGCGCATTCTCCAGGTGCATGTTATGGCACGACTCAACCCCAAGCGAAATGATCGCGGTCGAGTAAGGCTTGTCCCCAAGCGGTAGCGTTTTCGTCTCGGCTGGAACCTGGACCGGCATCACATCCCCGCGTAGAAGTTGAAGCCCGAGCCGCGCTGCTTGAGCCCGTTCGGCATGTTCCGGATGCGCATGGTCATCATGTTCGCCGTCAGATGCTTCAGCTCCCCGGCGCACTGCTGGTAGACCACGGAATCCATGTCCACGCCGTACTTCGGAGCCAAGCGCAGGCCGGTCGCGAGGTAGAGCGGGGCGAACCATTCCGGCGGGTCCATGAACGGGTCCGAGACGTTCGCGTAGTCGGTCATGTAGGCCATGCCCTGGACGCGCACGGACCAGCCAGCGCAGAGGCCAGGGTAGAACCAGATATTCTGCTTTGGATAGCTGGTGTCGATGTAGGCCCCGGCAGGCACCGCGAACACGTTCGTCAGGACCAGCGAGCGGTAGTCTTCGTAGGGGAAGATCGGGACGTTGTGGACTAGATTCGAGCCGGGGTTTGATCCGGCGATCACGGTCACTTGATCGATGGAGCTTGGCCGGGTCGCGATGTCCCCGCCGACTCCCAGGGAAATGCTCGGAGTCTGCGCCCCGATGGTCACGACTTGGTCATAGATCTGGTAGTTCTTGACGTTGAGAGACCAGCCCGCCCTGATTGAGTTCAGGACGAGCATAGCCTCTTGCATCACGTTCGCCGGAACAACATCCCCAAGGCTGATGATTCCCACTTCGCGCAAGGCGAGGAAAAGGAGGTCGTAAACAGTGGATGTCGCTGGCGAACTTGCGCCCATGATGCTCTCCTAGGACAAAGGAATGGGCGGGGTGCTGTCCCCCGCGCGATGGAGAGCTACGAGCGCAAGCGGACGATCCAAGCGGGCTGCGAGGTCTTGATGCCGTAGGCACCGTCCAGCCGGGAGATGAAGCCGGGTCCACCCGTGCCGACGCCGCCGCCGAACGCCGCCGAAGCGCCGATCATGTCGTAGCCGCGAAGAAATCTGAATTTGAACCCTTCCAGGTCGTCGCCCTTCAGGACTTCGGCCATGTCCATCGAAGACTTCTTCGGGATCGTGAATTCGGGCGAGACCGCCTGGATTGCCTTCCGGTGGAAAATGATGGACTCGACGCCGGAAAGCCCCTGCGAAGCGGCACCGACCGAAGCGCCACCCGTCAGCGAGAAGACCACCGCGTTGGGGGTCGCGCTGATGTTCTGGTACTGGCCTCCGGTGATCGGGCACGGGCTCACGACGATGGTCGTGGAGTTGGTCACCGAGATCACCTGGAACTGGAACGGCTCGGAGGTGGTGACCTTGGTCAGGGGGTTCACGATGAACGGCCCAGTGGTGGGGGCCATGAACACGTCGCCAGGGTTCGCGGTGCCGGACATCGTGGCCACGGTCAGACTCCCGGTTTCGGCCCATCCGGTGGCAATGGAGCCAGCCGAAGGGGTGAAGGACGGGGTCGAACCATTGGTGTGCGAGGCGAGGGACTGCGAGAAGGAGAACTTGATCCCTGCCAGGACGCCGACGACGCCTGCGCGATACATCTCATCCAACTTGAGCAGGGGGGAGAACACCGTCTGGTTGGCCTGTCCGAGCTGCGCGTTGGCGGTCGTGGATAGGATGCCGTGGCAATCCCCGTCGCTTCCGGGCATGCCCTGGTCCTGGAGGATCTGCTTGGCCTGCATGATGAGCGCCACGGTCATGGCGGTGCCGTAGATGCCGATGGCGTAGCCTGCTGCGTTGGGGACGGCAGAGGCGGTATTCAAGCCCGCAGTACCGAGGCCCGCGCCCGCGTTGGCACCGGGTACCGTGCTGTTGATGATCGAGTTGTGCAGGCGAGCGTCCGCGATGGCCGCGAGGGTCGCCATGGCTGGCGTGATGATGCGCGAGCTGAACTTCTCCAGCTTGAGCATCAAGTCGCCTTCGGTGAACGACAGCGGGGTCGTCAGGGTCCGATTCACGAAAATCGTGACGGCGTTCTCCTGGACGGTCGAGTTGGCGGCGACCCAAGCCATGTTGTCGTCGGTCACGAGGACGTTGATCGGCTTGCGGAAGGTGTAGGAGTTGCCGATCTGGTCAATCGGGTCCGCGAACTTGTCCGAGTAGGACCAGTCCACCTTGTTGCCGAAAACGAGATCATTCTCGAAGTTGAGCAGGGCTTCGTGCGAGATGATCGCAGAAGTGAGGAGAGAAGACATTGAGACACCTGTTTCGTTGGAGTGCGTGCTTGGACTGCGCTCGGTACACATCTGGGCGGTGAGCAATGGTGCCTAGATGGACGATTCAGGAGTTTTACAAGGTCTGCCCTTGATTCTGCTCGAAGCGTTGGCCCTGGCTGAGTTTTACGCCGTCACAGGGCGTCCAGGGCCAACGGATTCAATATAACACTATTCCTACTTCCCCGCTTCCCGCCATTTGCGGTATTCCGCTTGCGACATCTTGGAGGGATCCTTCTTGACGGGTGCGCTGGCCCCTTTGAGCTGGGTCGGAATGGCGGCGGCGATGTCCTGCTTGGTCCGTTCAAGGGCCTGGATCGGTTCGCCTTCCTCCTTCTTCGCGTATCGGGCCTCTCGGTCGATCCGGGCACTCATCTTGTGCATCTTCCGGATGAAGTCGGCGGGATTGCTTCGGAACATCTCATTCAGAAGAGCTTCGTTCGTGGTGATGTCGAAGATGAGTTCCCCGACATTCTCGTCCATCATAAGTTCTTGCGCGACTGCAGGGTGG